ACAGTCACATGAGAAATTTTTATTTGATGTTTTTCCACAACTTAAACAATACCATCTTTTTAAACTTCCATGTAATTCTAAGACATTTTTATTCCCAGCCATTTGATGTAAATCATCTATATTTTGAGTTATTACTGCTTTTAATATACCCATTTTTTCTAATTCAGCTAAAACTAAATGTCCTTTATTAGGTTTGATACCATTAATATTTAATTCTTCTTCCACATATTCTAAAAAGATTTTTCTATGTGTACAAAAAAAGTCTGAGCTTAATACTTCTTCAGGTCTATATTTTCCTTTATATAAACTACTGTATAGTCCATCTTTACCTCTAAAACTCTTCAATCCGCTCTCAGTTGAAACCCACTCCATTAACTACCGAATAAAATTAAAAAGGTGAGATTATATCTTACCTTATAGAGAATTAAATTACTTGTAAAGTTGAGCCTATATTTTTTTCTAAAGAATAATACGAAAGACCATTAATTAAAAAACTCCCTGTTGCATCTCCATAATATTTTCTTTCAGGTAAAAATATATTATCCCTTTTTAAAATTATATCAATATTTTCTAGTAATTGAAAAATACTAATATCTTTATAAAAATATAAATATTGAAATACATAAGGCATTCTTGATAAAATTGAGTTAGTATTTGTTGAATTCTCTTCTCTGTAAATTTCATAGAATAATTCATTAATATAGGTAAGATAAATTGAAATTATTTCTCCAAAATTCCAATCATTTTTATATACATAAATACACTTATTCTTTAAAAAATTGGAAAGATTTTCTGGATATCTTATATAATTAATTTTTTTAGTAGTCAATGCTACACCTATATCTAAATTTTTATATAATTTTGATGTCATTTTCAAATCTTCAACATTAGTTTTCACATTTACTCCATGCCAAAACATCCCATTTTTTTGTTTTACAAATAAATCAGCTTTCCCTGCATTTCCACAATTTTGGTTTTTATATGATATTTCTTTTAAAACAGTTTTAAAATTATAAGCTATATTATTGATATAAATTTGATCTGAGTCAGAAATTATTGCTAAAGTGAGATTTGTTTTAGGATTTTTTATCCATGTTCCTTTTTCATCACCCCATAAAATTACTTCTATTTCATTACTTAATTTTAATCCATCTAATTTATGTAGGAAAGATAAAATATATTCTGTTATTTCACTTTCTTTTGTTATTAATGAGTCATATACAAATCTTTCAAAACAAACTCCTCTAAGTCCCTCTGATTTATCAAATCTATTTTTTATATATATTTCACTCAGTTCTCTAATTGTAATGTAACCTTTATTAAAATTACAATATTTTGAAAAAGTACTTTCATTAATCTGTGCCAATAATGATTCTAAAATAGAAAGAATTATCAATAAATTTTTTGAATCCATATTTGTAAAAGGATCATTTAATAATTCATTTGAAATAGAATAGGAAGAACTTGTATCTAAAATTGCCATAATTTCACCTCATTTTAAAATATTACAAATAATATAAAATAATTCTAATAAAAAGTCAATAAAAATAAGATGGAATAAAATTCCATCTCTTAATTTTTCATTTCTCCATCATCTTCTTCTTTTAACTGTTCAAGAGCTTTTCTTAATTTTTTAGGAATAGGAACTCCTGCCTTAGCAGCATTTTCTATAATGCTCAATAATTCTGTTGCACAATAGAAAATTCCAACTAAATTTCTAAACCCGATGTCTGGAACTAATTTGTGCATTAAAGAAGCTCCACATAATAAAGCTAGAACCCATAATTTTTTTTCTATTCCTTTATATGCTCTTTTTGAATTTAATTTTTTTAACTTATATCCTGCATACACTCCTGTTACATAATCAATTAACATTAAACCTAGTAATACCATAATAAGTGTGTCGAAGCCTCCTATAAGCCATATCACAAAAGCAATAAAGTATGCCCATATTTTAGCTAAAAATGCTCCCACTATATCAACCCCTAACTTATTTTAAGAATTTTATGCCAATAACTATAATAAGCTATTGCTTCATCAGTCATATCTATTATGGCTTTATCTTTATAACCTTCATTGTATTTTTTATTTTTCCAAGAAGTTTCTCCAAATAATCTTACTCCCCTATACATGGTCTTACTTTTAAAAAATCCTACTCCCAATTCTCTCATGATAAATAGAAAAATTTTATCAGATAATGTTCTATTTATCCCAGTTGCATTATATTCACTATAAAGAAAATCATGGATAACAGCTGCTGGAGTATATATTCCAAAAGGTGGAAATATAGTCCAAAATGAGCGAGGAACTGAAGCTAAATCAGTTATAAAACCTTTTGGGACAGTAATTATATATCCATTAATATCATAAGAATAGTCTTGGAATAACTCTTGTCTTTTGCCATCAGATAATGGATGTGTTATTAGTTTTGTCATTTCCATTTTCTTTCTCACCTTTTATTTTTTTAAAAATTGGTTGTAATTCCCTTACTATAATATCTATTGTATCTTCATTTATAAAAATTTTGATATGCTTTGGGAGTTTTGAGACAAATTCTTGAACTGCTTTCTTTTTTAAAGTTCCCAGTCCTTTTTCTTTGTATTCTAACTCCTGCTTAAGAATTTCAGTGGTAATAGCCTCTTTTCCTTCATATTTCCATTTTAACATTAAAAAAATAATTGTTCCTATTATATAACTTAGAACTTGAATCCAAAATTCCTTATCCATATTTATTCCTCCTTAATTTTCATAGGATTTAATAAAATCAACTATAAATTTTGCCATTTCTTTTATATTTTTAAATTTATCAGCTTCTTCATTACTTCCAAAGAAAGGTTCAACTAAAACATAAGTACAATTTGTATTGCATATTCCATAACCTCCTCTCATTCTAGAGTCTGTAATAAATATTAGCCCTTTTGTTTCTATTACTTTTTCAATTATTTCTTCTTTACCATCTTTATTAATTTTTATCTCTTTTACTTTATTCCATTCTTTTCTTATATTGCTTCCATACTTGTTTTTTAATTTTTCCATAAAAGATTCTGCTAATTTTTTGGCTTCTTTATTTTTAAAATAAATCAGGCATTCGCAACCTTTCGCTTGTGGTGAACCAGCATTAAAATGAAGTTCTAAAATAAAATTGTAATTATGTTTATTAATTTCAGTTACAATAGGTTTCATCTCTTGAATATAATTTTGTTCAGGCTTTCTTGAATAAATATCAATACTTTCTTCCATTTTTTTTACTTCATCACATACGTTTTCCCAATATTCATATTCTGATAACTTTAAATATGGACTGTAAGCACCTTTTCCTCTAGGATTATGTCCTATTACTAATGCAATTTTTCCCATCTTATTTCCCTCTCTTTAACTCCATTTGATTTCTTCTAACTCTTTTACAGTTTCAGCTTTTTCAATTTCAATAAATATTGCTGTATACTTATTTTGAGCAGTTATAACTTTTAAAATCCATTTAAGATATACTTGATTTATATCCCCTAAACTTATATCAGCTACAGAGTTGTCTTGAAGTCTCCATTTTGTATTTAAAGATTTTAAGAACTCTTTTAATTTTCCTGATTTCATCACATTTTTTAACTTTTCTTCTAAATCTTGAGTAACAGTAATTTCTAAATCACGTAAAGCTTCTTTTAAAATTTCTATATCTGTTGTTTCTGAAGCTATGTCTAATGCTGTTTTTACTCTTATAAAATTTATTTCATCATAGTCACGCATTTGAAAAACTTTCCCTTTATATTCAAAACTTCCAAATAATTTTTCTAGTAAGATAGCTTGAAACTTATGTTTAAAAGTTTTCTTTACTCCATTCATATCAATATCCCATTCATGAGAAACTGAATTCCAAGTATGATATGATGTTGGTTGAGGTACAGTTATAAGTTTTTTATTCTCTATGTACTCACCTTGATTTAATTGAATTTCTATTCCTTCTTCAATCAACTCTTGTCTTGTCATCTCTCTTATTGTATTAGTTGAAGAATCATAAGTTGCATTTTTAAATGCTTCGTTTCTTTCAACAACTATATAATTATTTGGATCTAACTCAGGATAATCTAAAAATAAATTATTATCCATAAAGTTTTTTACTTCATCAGCAGTTAAATTTACAGTAAATTCTATTCCTGCTCTTTTTTGTTTTTGATATATATAAAACATTTTTTCTCCTTTCAATTCTATAAAATATATTATTTTTCTAAAATATTCCTAACTTCTTTCTTTGTAAAATAAGTGAGTTTCTTATCTCTACAGGACTTGCTTTTTGTATATAATGCTTACTTGTAACTGTACTACTAACATGATTTGCATAGCTAGAAGCAAGCCCTAATCCTCCCAAATTATTTATAAGATTTATTGATGTTTTCCTAAGTGTATGAGGATATAAATCAGAAATATCCAAAATTAATCCCATTTTCTTTACTCTTTGCCTTATAGCTCCTTGACTCATTTTTCTATACTCATTCCCATATTTTGTTATGAATAGCCATTCTGAATCTATCCCTTTTTCTATTCTTGTATTTATCCACTCTTGTAGTAATTCTTTGCATTTATCAAAAAAGAATACATTTACAATATATCCCTCCTTTTCTCTAACTTCTTCAAAGAAACCTTCATCTAATCTAAGTTGCTCAATTTTTAAATTCTGAATAGCACTTATTCTGCAAGCACTATCCAAAAATAATTCCCATAATATTTGGTCCTGGATATCATATTTCTTATTTTGAAATTTCATAACAAGCCTAACTGTTAATATCTGCTCAGCATTTAAAAAGTAGCTTTTTCTAATTTTATCTTTATCTGTAAACTTCAACTTATCTAGTTTATCTGTGAAAGGATGAAATTTTATTTTATTTCTTCTCACACACCAGGAATAAAAACTACTAATTGCAGTAACTTTATTCATCAAAGTTCTTTTACTGTTACCCTTACTTCTACAATAATTACGATATTTTTCTATTATTGAGGGCATATCCTTCAAAGTATCTTTTCCTAACAAAGCCTTATTTTTATAAGTATCTTCTAACCAAATTAGAAACAACTTAAAATTATTAATATAAGTTTTGTAAGTTGTATTCCATGTATCCCAGTTATTTGCCTTACAACTTTCTAAATACTCCAAATAAATTTCACTATTTTCTTTTTTGAATTTCCTTAACATTATTTCTTCCATAATGCACCTCCTAAAATTGTTAGGTACATTATATAAAGTAAAAGTGAATAGATTGGAAAATTTAATCAAAATAAAAAAATAATCTGCAACAACTCAAGATTATTTATCTATAAACTCTGGAACATTAATTATTTCAGAAGTTGGAATTAGCAATCTTAAAAATAAAATTGGAATTCCTTCAAATTCTACTATTGTATCTGTAACTGTTGGACAAAGTGCAGGATATTGTGAGTATTGTACATACAACTACGATACAGACACAGCTCATATTGGGCATATCGTTCCTGTGAATAATTCTAGGGCAGCAATTATTCACATTGCTTACATATAGATTAAACTCTAGCTATAATTAGATAAGAGACTATCCCTTTTCCATTAAAAGAATTTGCTCCTTTAATAGATAGAGTAGTCGAGTTTGTTAATCTTGCTTGAAAAGAACTTATAATATTTGGAGTATTTATATCTGTAGAACTTACTATAACATTAGCATATTGCCAATTTGGTATCGATAATGATAGTTCAAAGTTTTGAATAGATGAAGTTCCATACTTATATTCAAAAGACCCATAAACTATAAGTCTTCCAGTAATTTTAAACCATCCTTGATTTTGAGAATTAAAATTGTCAGATATTAACAAATTTTCCATTCTTGTTGGAAAATTTAATCAAAGTTATAGAGGTGGATACTTCTAATTTTACAATTGTTATAAACTATCGTAATGATACTAATACAATAATTAATGGCTATTTACTAGTAAAATCTAATTTTAGAGTAGGGAATGATGGATTAATCTATAATTTTGGAAATAATTTAACTTTAAATGGAGATTTTTTAACTTATATGATTGGGAATTCTCAAAATATATATTTTTATCAACCTCACAAAATTTCTATTAAAAACGGTATTATTTCTTCAAATATTATAGCTTTTAGTGCTTATACTACTAAAGTTTTTTATAGCTAGTAATTAATAGACAAGCACTGCTTACTAATACTTTTATTGGGATCTAAGGAAAATTAATTAGTTTATTATATGAATACTAAAATAAATCGTTGAACTTAGATCCTAACAAGAAGCATTATTTAACCTAAGCTGTAATCTTATTAGCAATTATAAAAATATTAACAACATTACTACCGCTTGCTATTGTATCTGGCCATCTTTTCACTTGAATTTCATTATTTACTTTGCTAGCAGTGAAAAGGACTTGATTATTAATGTCTTCTGAGCTTGCTAAAATAATTTCATTTTCTATTTTAAATGGGAGTTCAAAAACATATTTATTTAAAGAGAATGGAACTCTTTTTTTGAATACCAAAATAACTTTTTTGTCAGGTAATTCAATAATTCCCCAATCTTTTATGTTGGAAAAAGTGATTAGATTTTCCAATCTCTTACGATTTTCCCATATTGACAACTCTTCAAAGTTCCCATCTGGAACACTTACTCTTCTGTTTTGAGCTTCTTTACAAATGTAGAATTTCTTGTTTCCTGGGAAATAGTAAACATTACCTTTTACTGCCTCGGTTAATGGAAATTTCCCGTCTTCTTTTCCAAGTGCAGAGACTACTCTATCATCTATTTCTTGAGCTGTTCCTGTGTATCCTCCCTTTTGTGTATAGTTAGTTTCTAAGAATTCTTTTGTGATGTATAGATCTTTTCCAACTCCTTCCACTACTATAGATTGAGCATTAGATGCGATTAAATTAAGTTTCAATTCTATCTTGAATGGTCCATCTGTCTCTGGTGGAATCCAAGAAGTTTCATCTCCATCATTCATATAATAGTACATTATCTCTTGCCCATTATCATTAACAAACACACCTATTTCTCTTGGATAATACCCTGTTCTAAGACTCACATTATCGATGTTAGTTGTCAAAATAACTGTGTCATGTTCCTGATTTAAAGTTAATATTCCTTTCTCAACTTTTTGATTAATCAAATGTTCTAGCTCTACAGGGTTATCGTAGTCGTCTAGTCTACCATCACCTATTTTAATCTTAGAAAAGTTAATAGGTTTATTCTCTGCTTGTATTTTAGCCAAGTATTCTCTACCTTTTTTAGTTATTCCGTTGAATTTCATTTGCTAATACCTCCTATAACTTGTTTATATGCTTTTATGTAAATAGCATTATTTACAGTAAAGTCTTTCTTTTTGTTTTCCTTAGTTGCTAATAACGTTACTTCTTTGAACCCAGATATGTAGTATTTAGATGTGTTTATCTGCTTCAGCTCTATATAGTCTAAATGGCTTCTAACGTTCTTATTAGCTTCTATGTTTTCCATTAATTCTCTGTACTCACTAGGGTCTGTTATTTTCTTATCTGTATATATTCTAAAAGTTCCAGGTCTACCATTGTAAGAAGTCCATTCTTTTACATCAAACCCTTTGTACAACAGACCGCACACATCTTTTAATACCTTAGTTGTACCCATGTTAATTTTAGAAAATATAGCCCTTTTAACTATTTTTTTCTTTTCTTCAAGAGTTGCATTTTTAGTGTATATAGAGTATTCCCATAACAGCATATTAATCTCTTGCTCATTCATTAAATCTATCATTTCAAGCTTTTTTAATTCACTATTTATGATAGAGTTTCTGCTTCTCAAGACATAGTCTATAGATTCATATATCCATTTTGTTGTAGCATCATCTAAAGTAGATACTGCAGCAATGTCCGTTAATTTCAAGTCATCTATTAATATCATATGTCTTCAACTCCTAGATAATTGATTACTACATTGGTATTACACTTAGCAAACTGATGAGGTTCTAGCTTTTTGTAAACTGGAGATGTTATAACAGTTCTCTTTACTCCAGCAAGCTTTAATCTTTTGATAAGTTCATCAGGTATGATGTCTCTTCCTAACTTATTTTTTTGCCATTCTATGTATTCATTTACTGCCATTTGTACCTTAGATTTTATAGAGTTAATATTGATTTCATCAGCTTTATTTATGTAATAATCAAATTCAACTTTGTAATCTACAACTTCAGGGCTTTTTATAGTAACCTTATCTGTTAAAGGTCTTATTTCATCTGAGTTTACAACTTTTAATACCTGGTTTCTCAACTCTTCAGAAGGAACTCCATCTTTTGTAAGTACATAGATATCAACTTCACAAGGATTTGGACTCTTAACAGTAACGTCAACTATTTCTGGAGATGTCGATAAAGTCCAAAACACATAAGCCCCAACTGAACCCGCAACAGAAAACGAGTCAGGTACAAGTCTTAATCTCTCTCTATAGACCTCATCTTCTTCTAAGTCAGTCCCACCATTCGAAATAGTGATATTTTCTACTTTAGAAAAGTAAGGATATAAGTCAACCATTGTATTGATATGTCCTACAGGGATATTATTTCCTATTGTTCCTGGTGTTTTACATGTAGCAATACCGTCTACGTGTAAGGTATTTTCTGCAATAGAATACTCTTCATTTGTTTCAAAATAAAGGTCATTATATCTGATTAAGCTTCCTTTTGGGATAACTATTTTCTTTTGTTTAGCAGATATGATATGGAATCTAAAAGTAGCTTTAGCATATTGCTCTTCTAGTCTTAATCCTCTATCTCCATACCTATCTCCCAGTAAATCTAATCTGTAGTCTCTAGCATATTTTAAGTAATTCTGCTTTAGATTATCATTATAGTTTTCTTCTCTCATAGCTATTAGGTATGCAACACTGGCAAAGATAAGCCCTTCTGGAGAGTGTTTAGAGATTTTTCTTCCACTTAACTCTTCAAATTTTTCTTGCATTTGCTGTCTCAGTTCTTCAGCATTAGCATCAATAATTTCATAAGTATCTTCATTCATATAATCACCTCTATTTCTAGCATTATTTCTAAGTCGTTATTTTCCAACTTTAAATCTAAATTTTTAAGCAGTGCTCTTGGCTCGTATTTCTTTAAATTAGTCATTAGTAAGCCGATTAACTTGTTCTTAATTACAAGAATGTTTTTATCTACCATATCACTATCCAAAGAAAAATCTCTCATTAGAGGCTGTTCTTCCTTTGTAACTCTTAGAATCATATGTACATTTCTTACTACATCTTCTATCTCATTTTGTGGGTTATAGTTTATTTCATCTTTAGAATTTATAGAAAATATCATAATTTAAACACCTTCTTTTGTAGATTTTTTACAGTGTCCTCATACTCAACTCCAAGAATAGTCTTAGCTGTTTGCCTGTACTCTATCTTTTTTTGATACTGTAAAGGGTCATCTACATACTCCAGTAAAGTTATATCTAAGTTAATGTAGTCAAACTCTCCTGTTGCAGCATTGAAATGTGATAGTGTTTCGTCTATTCCAGTTATTAGAAATGGAAACTCTCCAATGACGTGATATCCTAGTATTAATGGAGCATACTTTCCCAACTCCATAAAGTCTTTTAACATCTGCAGATGTAAACTAGGAGCTTTAGTAAGCCCAGCTATTAGCTCTATAGACAAACTAACTTCCATTAATTCTCTACCTTGCTGTCTTACTTTCCCAATGCCATAAATCGGCTCATGTTGAGTAATTTTGGCTTTTCTACTTCTCGATAATTCCTTCTTTAAAGAAAAAACATTTAAGTCACTAGCATAAAAAATTATGTCTCCCAAACTTCCTATCATGATGGACCTCCTGTCTTACTGTTTCCAGGCTGTATTCCTGAGTGAGTATGCTTATTAAGATTGATGTTTCCTAGCATAGCAGTACCTTTAGTATTAGTATCGGCTTTAAAAGTGGTATTTCCATCTACAGTTAATGTCTTTTTTAACTCAACATCTGCTGTAATAACTACTTTAGTGATAGGAGATAGGGTTAAAACTCCATCTTTGTAAGAATAAAAACCACCATCTGAGAATGTCCTTTTTACTTCTCCTTCAGAAATTCCTGATGGTCTCATAGGGCAACCTAAGATGTAACCTTGCTCCATCATGTCAGGTAATGATAAGACTATAACTGTTTGCCCTATTTCAAGATGATAATTATCTGAATGTGATTCTGAGAATGGAACCAGGATATTTAACCAATCTGAAATTTTATTATCTCTATCAGGAAATATAACTCTTGCTTTACCATTTGCTATGTCTATATCATTTACTTCCCCTTGCTTCAAGATATCCAGCATTCTTACTCACCACCTTTTTTATTTTTAATCTTATTTGCTTTTTTTGTTTCTCTTTCTTTTTTTCTTGTATTTGCAGTTTTAGCCTTTTCTTTCTCTGCCTTATCTCTCTTAGCTTTATCAATTGCTTTTGCTCTCTCTTCTGCATTTTGTCTAGCTCCAACTTTAAAAGCTTCAATATCACATGTGTAGTCTCCATCGATATTGTGAGTAACTTTATCAATTACATATCGTCCAGCAAATCTACCAAAACTGTCATCTAGTTCTATAATGCAACCTGCACAGTATTTAACATCTCCATCAACCGTTAAGTTTATAGAGTATTCTTGTTTCAAACTGTCCTTTAGAGTTTTCTCGGCCACTTTCTTAGCTTGAGATTTTCCTTTAGTTTTAATCTTTTTTGTCTTAGCTTTTTTAACTCTTTTTTTAGTTTTTGTTTTATCTGCTTTCTCTTTAAAAGCTATATATCCTCCATCATCAAGCATGTTTTACCTCATTTCTTTTCTCAAGTTCTTCTTTTGTAATTGTCTCAACAATGTGTTTTTTCTTGTCTGCATCATAATAACTAACCTCGACTTTGTCGTAAACTCCTTGATTTTTCTTCTTTAGTGTAAAGCTTCTAATACGAAAATCTTTAATATTAAAGATATCGATATTATCATTATCAATTAATGCATCATCATTAAAAACTATTAGCTTGTCATCAGTAACTTTCAAACTTAGAGCTGTTTCAGATAGAACTCTATTTAAAAAACCTAAATCTGTTTCTCTGTCCTGGTCTAGTCTGTCGAAGAAGGCATTATCACAATGTAGCTCATAACTTAATTCGTGTTTAGTTGCTATTTTAGATAGAAGTTCTGATAGAGTTATTTTTTCCCATGCAACACTGTTAACCTGCTCTCTAATAGTTTGGTCAAGTGGCAATGCCAAGCATTTTAATGATAATCTTTGATTATTAAAAGTTGGCTCATCTACGTAGAAAATTCCAAGGTCTAAGAATTTAGATTTACCATTTTCATTTTGTTGGATCCCTATTAAGAGCCTTGAATTCTCATCAGGATACCATTCGTTGAGCCATCTATAATCTAAGTTTTCCAGGTCTAACTCTAAGTCATCTACAGCATTTTTTGAGTTATCTGTATAAGTCATTGATGAAATACTAGGTTGTATTTCTTCAGTTATATCTACGCCTTCATAGAAAACTAATATCTTTATATTTCTTGCTATCCCATTTCTATCAACCTCCTTTTTGCAATAAAAAAGAGCAGCTTTTATACTGCTCTTAGTGATTAGTGATTATTAATTAGTTAATCCCATTTTGTTTAATTTCATTAATTTTTCTTCTATTTCTGCTTTTTCTTTTAACAAGTTTGCTTTTATTCTTGTTGCTTCAGCTATCAAATGTTCAAACTCATCATTTGCTTTACCTTTATATTCAATCAAATTATTAGTTTTAAAATAATTATCTATGAAGTCTTTATATTTGTTATAAAGCCCATATCTTTTACATATTGATATAACATTTGGCTTGTATAAAAGACTTATAGCTGAAACAGATGAATAATTTTTATTAGAATTCTCTTCTTTATATGCTTTTAAATTATCAAATTTTAAGGTAAGTTTTTTTCTTTTTGCATACCAATGAAGATTAACATCAGGCACACCTATCATTTTTGATAATTGCTGAAGTTCTAGTACTGGCTGTCCTCTCCAAGTAGTAGGTTTAATTTCTTGTACTTGAAATGGCAGTTTCTTCTGTTCCTTATTTTCTAGTCCTTGATTTTCTAACTTTTCTAAGACATGTATAACTGCTCTTCTGACAAACTTACTTTCTCTTACTAAAACTTGTCTTGCCTGAGATAACGTTAAGATAAACATAGGGACTGTACGTCCTGATTTATCTTTATATGAGCTGGGCAAAATTTTCTGCTCAGTGATTTCTTCAGAAAATTCATCTCTAATTATAGCCAATAAAGTTTTATGAAGAAGTTCTTTTTTAATTCCTTCTTCTTTTCTAAACTTATTTATTTCAGCCAATAATTCTAAACTTGTTATTTCATTTTTAATTTTTTGCTCTACCATTTGCAAATGCCCCCTCTACCATTTTATTTAGTTCACTGCTAACTTCCACAGCCATATCTGTTAAATATGCAAATCCTCTTCTGAAATTTGATACATCATAATTTCCACTGAATATCGCAGTCTCCATAGCTAACAACAAATTATCAAGGGCTTCCATTTTCATACTTAGCTTTTCTACTTCAAATTTGTCCATAATAAAAAATACCTCCATTCAAAATTATAATTGATAGAAGTACTCCCTTATGATATAATAGATTTCATAAGAGGGAAACTTCTTTTGGTTAATAGGAATTGTTATCTTTGGACGGAGAGCAATTCCTATTTTTCATTGAGTTCTCTGTTTATGGCATTTCTTAAAAAATCACTTCTAGTAAGTTTTTTTTCTTCACAGTAGATTCTAACTTTTTCTTCTAAATCTTCATCTATCCTAGTCTTTATTTCTACAGTTTTTGGCTTTCCAATAACAGGTCTACCCATTTTCTTTTTTGTAGCTTCCATTTTTGCACCTCCTAACTTTCTAGCCACAAATGTATTATATACTTATGTGTCTAAAAAGTCAAGAGAAATTTTTACAAAATAAAATGTCTATATCAATATTGTTACATTATCTTTTCCATGGTGGTAGTTTAGATGTTTCTACGGCATTTGCAATAGGGGTAATTTCAGGTACTATGATAGGAATATTAGAATCAAATACAGCGATAGATAATAGATTAAGATTAGCTCTCATAAGTTGATGGAAATACTGTTCTGAACCATACAATTTATAACTTATCAAGTCCCAGGTATCTCCACTAACTGTCTTATAAACTTTTACTTTTTTCATACTATCGCCGTCCTTCTCTTCTTACTTTGTATTTCTTCAAGTGCTCTTTTAACTTCTCTAGCAATATCTGCAGCACTTCCAGAACCACCATTAATGTTGATAGTTATAGTATCTCCACCAACCATAGTTCTTGAGTCATTTGAAATACTTCTAATTCTATCTTTTAGTGATGATACTCTTGAAGACAAAGAGCTTCTAGTTTGTGAATTGTTAAGAATTCTAGCTCCACGAGGTAAATTAGCCATAGTAGGAGAATTTACCAGGTAAGAGCTATTATTCATTTCTACAAGTTCAGCACCTCTTTCAGCAAGAGTTGTAAGTCCACCACCAAAGTAGTTAGTACCTGAGTAGTTTTGGGCTACTTCTCCATCACCTTTAAACCAATTAAAAGGATTTAATTTAGAACCAAAGTTTTTAAGGCTTTCCCATTTTTTATTTATCCAGTCAAAGAATCCACTAAAAGCTTCTTTAATCTTATCTATGATAGCAGTAGCACTATTCTTTAGTCCATTCCATGCATTAGATCCTATTTCAAGTAAAGCATTGAATTTATCTTTTATCCATTGCCATGTATTAGTGAAAGCATTTTTTATAGCCTTCCATACAGCATTTACTCCATTTCTGAACCATTCACATTTTTGATATAATACTACAAAAATACCTATAAATGGTATAAATAGAGCCTTATACTCTTTAATCTTAGCCCATACTTTAGCTCCTAACTCCATTAATGCGTGAAATTTATTTTTTATCCAAGTCCAAGTAGCTTTAAACCCTTCTTTTATAGCTTTCCAAGCTTTATCTACTCCTTTTCTAAACCATTCACACTTCTTATAAAGTAGGACAAAAATAGCAATAACCGCTACAATAGCTGCAATTATAAGCCCGACTGGATTAGCTACAAAAGCAGCTTTTAATGCTAAACCAACCATTTTTATAATACCTATGAATTTACCACCTATAAAAGTCCCTATTTTTACGAATGTTCCAAAAAGTTTACTAGCTAGTGGAAACATTTTCTTTAAAGCAAAGAATACCCCACCCTTGCTCTTGAAAGCACCAAACTTATATAACCAACCTACTCCTTTTGCAAATGGTCCTAATAATAGTTTGTTAGCAACCCCCATTCCTAAATTCATCGCAGCAAATCCAGCAACCATCTTAACTATAAAAGCTACTAGCTTAGGATTTTCTTTTATAAAATTGGCTATCTTACCTGCAAACTCTTTCAATGTATTTAAAGTTTCTTTAAGTTCTGGAGCTATGCTCTTTCCAATATCTGCAAGAGCATTAAAAGCATTGTTCCTAAAAATTTTTAATTGATTAGTTAAAGTGTTTAATCTGTCTTCATACTCGCCATTAACCCTTTCATTTTCAGATACTGCTTCTTTTGCTTTTTCTAATTTCTCTTTAACTCCATCTAAGTTTTCTGATAGCACAGATAATCCGTTGATTACAGATTTATCACTTCCAAAGATATCACTAATCAATGCTGACTTGTCTGCGACATTAGAGTTTTTAATTTTTTCTAGTACTTTTAAGATAGTACCTTCAGCATTTTCAGCCATTTCTTTGTTTATTGTTTTAGGGTCAAATCCTAGACGTTGCAATGCAGCAGCTTTGTTCTTAGTGTTAGCTCCTTGCGATAGTTCAGAATATAGTTTACCTAACACAGTACTTGTTTGCTCAGCAGTTACTCCAGTAGATATAAGAGATGTAGCGAATGCCATATTAGATTCTTTAGATAAGTTTATAGACTTAGCAAATCCTCCAGTTCTTGCCGATACATCTGCTAGTTGTGCAGCTGTAACAGAGTAGTTATTTGATAACATGTTAAGAGTATCCATGTAAGAGAAAAGTTCATCTTTAGATAAATTTAACTGCTCTTTTGTTTTGGCCAAGAATGTTCCTGCTTCATCTGTAGAAATATCGAATGCTACTTTCATTTTTCCAGCCATATCAGAATAAGCAACTATATCCTCACCTTTTATCCCTGATTGTGCTAAACTTCCTGCTATTTCATTAATTTCTATTTGCGATAGAGGGCCATTCTTAGATAATTCAGCTAAATCATCATAGTATTTCTCTGCTTCTTTCCCTAGAATTTTTCTTAAATCAGCTTGAGACTCTTCTACGTCCATATAGAATTTAACAGGAATAGCTAATGCTGCTCCTGTTGCTGCTCCTCTTCTAAGTTGCTCTCCACCTTTTTTAGAAAATTGGTCTCCCATATCTGAAATAGCTTGTGCTTTACTTAAACTCTTTTTCAATTTCTCTTGCTTCTTTAGTTCTTCATTAACTTCTTTTAACTTTTTCTTATAACCTTCTAGCTTAATTCCTTCGTTTTCTAAAGCACTTCTTGCTGCTTCAAAGACGTGTTTTTGTCTTTCTTTTTGCTTATTCAATTTGTCTACTTGCTTTTCTGCATTTTTAACTTGCTCTTTAAATTCTGCAGTAACGTTATTAGATTTAGCATATGCTTTTCTAAGCTGTTCTAAATTCTTAGCCGCTTTATTGTATTCAGAGTTAGCATTCTTATATGCTTCTGCAACTTTGTCTAAATTCTCTAGTTTTTTTTGAGTTTTGACTAAGTCTTCTGTAGAGTCTTTTACTTCATTCAAAGACTTAGCTGCCTTAGATAAAATAGACATAGTTTCACTTGCTCCAGCAACGCCCATCTGCCAAATTAAACTCATGTCTTTAGACATTTACCCCACCTCCTTTTAATTATCGTTGTTGTTTTGTCTTTCTTCCTCTTCTTCTACAAATTTATTTGCCCTAGCTATCCAGTAGTCAAGTTCATATAAGCTACAATCCAACATAGAATCGTAGCTTACATTAACTTTAAAATAATTAAGAACTCTTAAAAGCTCTGTTATCATATCCAGATAGATTAAGCACCAGTTTCCTCTGTTACTTCCTCTGTAGTATCCTTCTGAGTCTCTTTGTCTTCCCAACCTTGACTCAAAAAACGTTTTACCCCATTCACCACTTTCAAGTAGTCTATAGATATAAGATTAAGTAAGTCTCCATACTTAACCCCAACAGATTTAGCTGCTACAGTTATAGCCCAAGAATCTTCTAGTTCTTTTACAGCTCCAGCATCTTTATTTCTGGCCTTGAATTCCTTTTCACATTGCATAAAATCTCTTCCTGTCATTTCTTCTACATTTATGTCAAGTTCACTGAATTCTTTTCCACTGAAATTATATGTTTGTGATAACTTTACTTTCATTTAAGTCCTCCTTAATTTAATCCTAAGTATTTTCTAACTGCTTGATTAGCAAGCCCTTGAATTACATTTACATTGTTAAGTACATCTATTTCTACGACTGTTTTTCCGCCTATTTCTAGCTTGAAGTAAGTTACAGATAGATCTATAGATGTTTCTAATTTTCCACTAGGCTTCATTTTTAGTCCATCCATTTTCTTAATTAAGCCTTTAAAAGTTGCATCAATACCATAAACATCAGCATTGTGTGTTTCTCTGTTCATAGCTTGAGCTGCACCTTTACATTCAACTAAAATAGATTTCCCATTATTAATTGCAAGTATCGACTCATCAACACAGTCCATTTTTATTTTAGCTTCTAATTTCTTAAAGTGTCCCATTAAAGGCACTTCTAATTCAGCAGTTAATCCCATTTGCTCAGATGTAACTGTGTCATATTCAATGTTAGGCAATTCAACTTCTGATATTCCTGCAAGGTCATTTGATCCATTGAAATATGTTTCAGCATCTATAAGAGCATTAGGTATTTGTTTTCTTCCCATCTATTTCCCTCCTTATTAAGCTGTTAAGCTTTCAGCAAATTTTTGTAATGCATCAACATCATAAACTTTCTTGAAAGTTATAGATTTTGCTCCTGGTATTATTCCAAGTTCTATAGTCCAAGTAATATCTCCATTTATGATATCTATTAAACTATTATCTTCTGCATAGAAATTAACTTTAGCAGATAATAGTTGGTCAGCAGCAACAAGAGCATTTAATCTAATATTCATAGATTTCTTCATTGTTTCAGCCATTTTCAAACTGAACTTTTTATCCACATTGTTGAAATATGATATAACAAGTTCATTTCCAATGTATTTAAACATTCTACGACCATAAATGTACTTGTCTTTTGGGTCTGTTGCTAAAGGATTCTTAGCTGTTTCAGATCCCCAACATCTCCACCCTTTAAAGTTTATAGCAGTAACTACACCATTTTTATTTAAGAAATTGGCTTGTTGCTCTTTATCTAATCTAACTTCTTCATAATTTCCACTAGCATTTTTCCAAACAAAAGCATCCATTTTGTAAGAATAGTTAGAAGGTCCTTGACTTGGAACTCCATTATTCTCTCCATCAACTTTCATCGATAAAGCAGCATAATGGATTGATTGATGATATATTTCTCCAGCAAGTTTGATTTTTCCATATAGCAATACTTGGTCATTACTTAGAATGTTGTTAGTTTCTTTCCATTCAACAAGTTCATTATATTTTTTATCCACTGGAGCATTTACTAATGCTATTGCTTCAAACATTCCACCATTCAGTGTTTTAGCTTTAGTTTCCATGATAGCTGCAACATCACTTTCATGAGAAAAATCAGGAACATCTATAAAAGCAGGTAATTCACTATATTTCAAGAAAATTTCGTTTGCTAATTCTAGCCCTGTTCTTTTCATTGTTGTACTATCAAATCCACCGATAGCCTCTGTTTTTGTAACTTTAGATAAGTCTACTTCTTCGTATTCTATATCTACATTATTTCCAGCTACAGTTGCATAAATTTCTAATCCTTCAGCTGTGTAAACAGTTCTTGCATCTGATATAACTTGCTTTCCTGTTGCATTTTTAACTACTACAGATTCTGGAATTACTTTGTGGCTTGGTATTAGCACCTTTCCTTTTTCAAGTGCTTTATTAGCAAGTGTTTTCTTTTCTGATTTGTGCTTAGTTAAATCTAAGATATTAACTACATATAGTGGAGCAACAGCATACAACTCAAAGAAAACTTTGATAGCTTGTGATATAGAGAAATCTAAATCATAAGTGTCTCCAAAGTATTGGATAGCTTCTTGATAAGTCCCTATTCTCACTACTTCATTGACTTTTCTATTCTCAGCTTTAACTTTGTGAATCGGTGCTGTTCCAACTATAAAATGCCCATAATCTAAAACCACAGGTAATTGAAAGGCTGTAGCCCCTTCTTGTTGGTATGTACCATGTTTATACATTTCTACCTCCTATTATTTCATCTACTATTGAATTAAAATATTGATAGTCCTTATTGATTTTTGGATAATCTTCTACAGGAATTAATAATCTCCCAAGTAGTGGATATTTTTCAATAAGTTTCTCAATTTCTTCTCCAAAATATACAGTCCCTCTAACAAAGAGAAACTCAGGTAAATCTAGCTTTTTACCTACATAAATATATGTTTTCATACTATCCCCTTCCAAGTAGTTTTGCTATTTTTCTCTCAACTACTTCTGATGTGTCAGGTACTCCAAATACTCTAAATCTACAAACAGAATAAAAATAAGGCTCTGATTCTGCAGTAAAGTATTCTATAGAAAATGGAAAAGATTGATCCACAGCAAATTTTCCATCTACTGTACTTTCATTTAAAAACTCTTTTTTCAAGTAATCTCCGATAGATAAGTTATTCAGATAATCTTTTTCACTCTCCATTTTAGTGCCTATCCACACTTCTAAATCTACTGGTACATCATAGTTATCTATCCCATTCCTAGTCTGCTCAAACTTAGTAACCCTTAAAATAGCAAAAGGAAAGAGGTCTTTTTCGCTCTTTCCTTCTTCTCTATCTTCATGATTGATTTCAGGTAACAACCCATGATATACTGTAACTTTCTTATCTTTCAATTTCTCTACTAAGAAGTCAAATATTAGCTTCTCTACTTCAATTATCATATCCCTATCACCCTATTTATCTCATGTTCTAATCTCATTCTGAATTTTTCATCGGCATAGCCTTGTAGATATTCTAAAATAGATAAATTTCCAAGCATTTGAGGTGCTGAAACTGACATTAGTCTTTTAATAGTTTCTCTTTTTCTACCATTTTTTGTGATGAATTTACCAGTTCTTTCAAAAGCTCCTAGATGTCCACTTTTATATGCTATAAAAGCATTAGGTAATGATTTATACCCTCCTTTTTTTACGGCAGCTTGAACTATTTTTCCTTTTGTCCTAGTCTTAGGATTTAGCTTAAAATGGTCTAACCCTATAACTCTACCATTACTTATGATAGAGCCCGTTAAATTACTTTTGTTAGTTTTAAAGATATTAATACTACTAAGCAATTTACTTTTTTGAGCAAAATAAGACTCCGTTGTCTTTCTAATTTGCTCTGTTTTTACCATCTCAAGTGAACGATTAATAGCCCTTGAGATGCAACTAGGTAACTCACTCTCGTATTTTCCAAGAGTATTGATAACTTCATTTATCCCTGTAGCTTCAACTTTAACTCCTATCATTTTTCATCATACCTCGTTAAGTCTATTTCCAATAAACCTATGTCTTCCTTAGTTTCTTCTACTAAATATCTAACACCATCTACTAAGATTTTTTCTCCAGAATGAGGTGGGTATTTAAAGAAGGACTTTTCTATAAATAGAGTCATACCTTCAATAAATAGCCCGTCATTTTCTAAAGATCTAGTTCTGTTTCTCTGCTTATTCTGAAATCTCTCCTCATCGATAACACAGACAGTTTCTTTTTTTCCTATAGTATGTGTATCTCCAAACTCTTCTAAGTTCAAAAAAACACTAGCAAGGTCATTAGTAACTTCTTCTTTAAAGCTCATAGTTATGCCTTTTTAGATTTTTTTGAATTTTTATTAGTTTCTTCAACTTCTGTGTTTTCTTCAGTAGTTTCTTCAACTTCTTCGAGATTTTCAGCTTCTTCAGTAACTTCTTCAGCTTCTACGAGTTCAAGGGATTTAACTCTTTCTATGATATCTGATTCTAAGATATCCACTACTTCACCAGGATTATAAACTATTCCACAGTAAATCAGTGATTGTTTAACTTTTAATTTCATGCTATCCCTCCTTATTTAACTTTTAAAACTTTTATAGCATCAATGTCGAATGGAACAGGTAAAGGTCTTGATTCTGTTCTTACTTCAAGAGTATTGATTTTTGTATCTTCATCTTCAAAAGGGACTCTTTCTGCAACTATTATCCCTTTAGCTATATCTGCTGCAGGTCCATAGTGTAAAGTATTGTTAGATGGTGCAAATAACACTCTTCCTTCTGGAATCATTTTCACTGTGTCATATGTTTTTCCATCTGCTTTTAACACTGAATGTTGAGTTTGGTATGAGTAGATAGGGATATTATAAGGAGCTAAAGTTCCAATATATATAGCTCCACTTGCTAACTCTTTAGGATCTATTTGCCCAAAATTAGCATTTTTAATATCTAGTAATTTAGCTATTTTTTCATTTTGAGTAAATAGTCTTGCTGCGACTGGATCCATAACTATGTGTTCAACTTTTTGGCCTGTAGTTTCTCCTATTAAAGTTATTACAGATTCTATATCTCCTGAAATATCTGCATTTGGTTGATTCCATAATATTGTAGGAGTAATTTCTTGGACTGTTCCATATTCTATTTTGTCTTCGATTCCTTCTCCTTTTACTACTATTGACCCTTTAAACATTAAGTCAATACACATTAACTCTTCTCTTCTTGAGATTTGTTCTTCGAAGTCTGCGAAAGCTTCTCCAATTAATTTGGCTTTTTTCTCTTCTGGAGATATTCCACCGTAGATAGTTTCTCCTGCTGACTTAGCAAAGTAAATTTCTTGTGCAGAGAATGTTTTCTTTGGTGCTACCTTTGGAGCACTGTAGTATTTAGATGCATAACTTCTTTTTACTACTTCTGTTCCTGGTATTAATTCAGATACGAAAGGTGCTACTAACTGTCTTCCCTTTCTATACTCAATTTCCCATTTTGGGTATTCATGAGTTTCATGTTTTGAGAAAAACATGTCTCTAATGAATGTCTTTGGTTTTATAACTGACTGGTCATATAGTCCTAAAAATTCTAATAATACTGCCATTAATATCTACCTCCTAATTCTTTTACTATTATTCCTTTTTCTCTAGCTTTTTTAATAAAATCAGCTTTTACTGTAGCTGCTTTTAACTGAAGTCCTTCGAAAATAACTTCTCCAAACACTACAACAGTTGTCTTAGTCTTAGCTGTAGTTCCATCAGCTGTTTCTAAAACTATTCCAAATAAATCTGTTCCATCAGATAATTCTGCACTTGCATTTACTGCTTGCCCTCTCTTAACTGATTTCCCTTGTGGTACTTCTAATTCCATAACTTTGTGACCTGTACCACTTAATAATTGGTCAACTCCGTACTCATTACCTTTTTCTATAAAGCTCATTTTGTACCTCCTGTCTTTTTATTCATATACTTTAAAATATTGCATACTGGTATTCCTACAACACTTCCTGAACTTCCTTCGGCTCCTGGTGCTACAGGAACAGGTGTTGCTTGACTCTCTTCTTGTATGTTTTTAAGAGTCTCTTTATTCTTTTCTTTTTTGATATTTAATATTTTTAATGCTAAGTTTGCAGCATCAATTGGTTCTTTGAATTTAGCTGTATTTACAACATCATCAAATCCTGCTATCTCAAGATTTTCAATTGCTTCTATTCTGTTTCTTTCTCCTTGTATCGCAGAATTAACTATATTCTCATACAATTCAGGATAATTTGTTTTGAACTTTTCTACAGTCATTTCTTCTGTATTTGTAACTGTATTTTGAGTTGGCTCTGGAGTAGGCTCTGTTACAGGTTCAGTAGGTTTAGAACCTGGGAAATTCTTAAATTTTGAAATATCAAATGCTAAGCTGTTTACAATTAGCAAGTTATTAACATTTTGTAGATTTTCCACTTCTTCTACTATCTCATCAATAAACCCATACTCTTTAGCTTCTTCAGCATTGAACCATTTTTCTTCATCCATAAGTGCAGATAGTTCTTCTTTTGTCTTCCCTTTAGCTTTAGCTAAGTAAGTTTCTAAGATACTATCTTTAACCTTATCTAAAAGAATTCCAGTTTTTTCCAACTCTTGCTTATTTCCATAAGCCCATGTCAATGGGTTATGTATCATAAACATAGCATTTTTTGGCATTTTTACTACATCACAAGCACTAGTTATAATAGTTGCTGCACTTGCTGCAAGTCCATCAATAAATGCTGTAACTTTAGCTTTGTGATTTTTTAAAGTGTTTGCTATCGCCACAGCAGCAAATACACTTCCACCAGGTGAGTTGATATGTACATTTATATTTTCTACATCACCTAAATTTCCGATTTCTTCTTTAATTGTTTTGTCACAGACATCGTCCCAATACTCATCAGAACCGATAGTCCCATACATAACAACATCAGCACTTTTAGCTTCGTCATTCTTCGTTATGTTCCAAAACTTCTTTGTCATTTTCGGCATTGTTAATCATCACTCCTTTTTCTTCTAATAATTTGTATTCTTTTGCTAAGATTCTTACATTTTGCTCAAAATCACCGCCATTAAGCTCAACAGTTTCTTTTGTTCTAGTAGAGAATCCTTGTTGAACTCTTAAAGTACTTGCTTTAACTTCTTTAAGTGGGTCAAGTTGCCCTTGGCTCGGTCCATTCCACTGAGCTCCACACCAAGCTTTTGTTAGTAATGGATCCTCTCCATAGTTCTTCATGTCTATTCTACCTAGCAAATATGCTTCTCTTAACCACTCTTCATAAACTACTTGTGTAAAATTACTAGAGAACCAATCTCTTCTCTTTCTAAACATTTTCCAAGCTTCCAATAAAGCAGCTCTACTTGCTGAATAGCTAGCAGTAAAATGCTTAATTAGTAACTCGTAAGGAACTTCTAAAGCAGCTCCTATTTGCCTTAAAATTGAAGTAACGAAAGGGTCGAACTGTGCATTTGGTCTACCTGGATTAGTAGCAACAACCTTTTCTCCAGGATTAAGCCCTTGTACTAACCCAGGAGTTAGTTCTATTGTTTCTTCGTTAGAACTATCAATCTGTTCTGTTTCATCTAAGACTTCATGATCTGCAATATTAGCTCCTTGAGCATTATCCTTATCACTCTCTATAAAAATCGCATACATTCCACTTACCACTGCTGCCATAAGTTCTGCATCAGTATATCTATCTAGTTGCTTCAGTGCCTCAATAACTGGAGATAGGATAGGTATACCTCTGACTTGCTCAGGTCTTTCGGCTAGCATTATGTGTAAAATGTTTAACTGCTCTTGCTTTCCGTAAACAGAAATAAAGTCAGTTTCTACGTTTCCTGCCACGTCAAGTGGGTGTTTTCTTGCGACATAATATCCAGAGATTCTATTATTGTTATCGATTTTCACTCCATCAACAATAGTTTCATCATTTTGCAATGTAGTAGGTGTCATAACTCTATCAGGCTCAATTATTTGTAGCTTTAAGCTATAAGGATTTTTTGGGGTTTCAAAATAGTTAAATTTTACAAAACACTCGCCATTCAAGAGAATTGTTAGGAATACTAGGTCTTGAACCTGGTCAAAATTAAGAACTCCCATCTGTTCAATCTTATTGTCTGCCCACAATTTGAATTCTTTTTCAATAGTAGTTTCAATTGCTTCGGCTTCTTCTTCACTAATCCCTATAGTTTCATAGTCAATTGCTGATTTTAGCTTTAATCCGCTACCGATAACGTTAGAATTAATAGTCTTCATGACTCCTTGAGCAACTGGAGCTCCCATATACAAGTCTCTTGACCTTTCAACTAGCTTTTTTCTGTTCTTGTAGATGTCTTTTTTGACCCCTCCTCCTGTTGAAATCCAGCCTTTCATAGAACTTTTTGTGGTAGATGCTCCATGATTAGAATATCCTGTGTTAAGAATTTCTATTTTTTTTCTAGCTACTTCTCTTTCAAGAGCCTTTTTTGGATTAAAAAAAGCAATAGTTTTGTCTAATAAATTCATTTTTCACCTCCTTTTGCAATAAAAAAAGAAGATTAAAACCTATAAATCTCTAGGTATTACTCTTCTTCCTAATTTTTTTCTTCCATTGTTATTTAATTTGTCAAGTTCGCCCTCCCAGAAGGCTCTTCCTTTTCTAATTTCAGATAAATCTTCTCTCACAAGCTCTCTTGTACCAATTTTATAACTTTTTCCAGTTAACACAGCTATTTCTGCCTTTCTATAGGTTTCAATCATCTGCGAACACTCTTCTCTAGTGTAATTCAATTTATAAGGTCACTCCTTTCGATAAAACTCTTCTTTTTGATACTTTCGTAGTCTTTTTCGTAGCTTCAACAGTATATTTTTTACTTAAGTTAGGATTTGCTATTTTTAAAGCTGCATAAGCATAGTTCCTCAAGTCTAGGGGTTCATTTCTCTTAGTTCCTATCACTTTCCAAATAGTTTTTTTTACTCCTTTTTCCCAAACAGTAGTCTTAACTTCAGATGTTAGACCTTTGAAATATGCTTCATCATAGCCCCTATCTACATTGCTTGGAAAGTGCATGTACATAGATCCTGGTTCTTCAATTTTTAATCTAGCAAGAATAGTTTCTTTACCTGTATTTACCCCTAAAGTGAACAATGATATTTGCATTCTATTAGTCCTAGATGGTTTAGATACAAATGCAACACCATCTCCACCTTTACCCTTAATACCAAATACCCGTCTAAATTCTCTAGGCTTGATATATTGATAAGCTTCTTGAGTATAATGTCCTCCAGTGTCTATACAAGTACAAAGAATTCTTATTTTTTCTCCGTTTGCATACTCAAACTCTGTTTCCAGGAATCTATCCAATTGCTCCCAAACGTCATTTTGACCTGGTGAGCCAATAAATTGTTTGTAGTAAATACCCCAAGACTCTTCTCCAAGCCCCCAACCTACAACCTCAATTTCTAATCTGTCATCTTGAACATCGACTCCAGCTGTTAGCACTTGAACTTGGTCAGGAATTTCTGAGGTATACTCTTCTTTTCTCTTAGAAACATCTAAGAAATCTATCTTTTCTACTTTTTCTTCCCATGTTTGGCCAAGACAGGTATTTGTAAATACCTTCATCATTTGCATATTACCTTTTGCAGCTTTAAACTTTTTTATAATTTCGGGCCAGGTAGAAAAAGGACTATATAATTCTGAAATATGAAAACCTCTTACACTCCAATCGTCTACTTCTTCCTGTGGTTGCCATATTCCATGTATCATATTTCTTTTCCACTCATGCTCAGAAGATATTTCCAAGCAGTCAGAACATTTATGTCCAACTGGTTCAAATATTATGTTTCTCCACTCTAATTTTTGGAATGAGCCACATTTTGGACATGGAATATAAAACTCTTCTTTTGTTGAATTTTCATATTCTTTCTCAACTCTTGAGTCTCCTTTGATGGTTGGTGTGCTTGTTATAACTATTTTCTTATTCCAGAAAGTTTTAGTTCTTTCTATTGCTAAATTTAAAGGGTCTCCTTCTCCTCCAACATCACTTTTGAATCTATCTACCTCATCAGCAAGTAGAATTCTCAAAGGTCTGCTTGATAGCTCTGCAGCTGAATTACTTCCAACCAATGTAATATATCCTCCAACAAATTCTTTTTGTAGTTTAGTATCTCTTCCATCAACTTTGTTCAGTATTTTATTTTTAAGTTGTGGTGTACTCTGTATCATGTCATCTAGCCTTGTACTAGAAAAGTCTTCTGCTAAATCTTTGGTCGGCAAAAGATACATGATAGGAGCGGGGTCATAGTCAGCATAATAGCCAAAAACATTCAATAAAATTTCAGTCTTAGATAACTGAGCTCCATACATCATCACAATCTTAGATGTTTTTTTATCCGATATTGCTTTCATAACTTCTCTTTGAAAGGGCACTCTATCAGTTTTCCATCTCCCTGGTTCAGCTGATGTTTTAGAACTTAAAATTCTATATGAATCAGCCCAAGTATCTATAGTCAACTTTGGTGGAGGCTTCAATGTTTGGAATATGTCAGCAAATAGATTAATTGTTTTTCTTAGACTTGGATTTTCTATTGGATCCTTTTCCTTTGCTTTTTTCATCTTCCACCTCTTCTTCATCTTCCATGATTATGTTTTTATTTTTAAACAATTCTGGACTATATTCACTTAATTCCAGCAAAACATCTTCTATAGAACTCAAAACTATATCCTGAATATCTCCAAGATTATCACAACCCACAACCAAAGGTGCTATTTTGTTAGGTACTGCTAACAATTTCCCTTTTAAATTCGTGAGCATACCTGTCATAACTTTTCTAACTATGTCAGCTGAGTGCAGTTCGTTTTTCAATTCTGATATTTTTATACTTTTTAGCTCTATATCTTTCTCAATTTTTTCAGTTTCTTTTTTAAGTTTTGTGTCTTTCAAATCTACATCAGCAGAGTTTTGTTCTTTAATAAACTCAATAAAACCTTTTACACTCTCTACGAGTAAATATTTACCTCTGTTTCCACTTTTTTTCACAATGCCATCTTGAGCTAACATTCTGATATATCTATCAGTCACCCCAAACATCTCCGCAAGTTCAGGGCTACTAACTATTTTTTCTTCTATGTTCATTTTTCACTCCTTAGGAACGGAAATCGTTAAAATTTTGACCAATATTCAGGTGGAGCTCGGGATTCGCGAGACCCGCTTGACTTTTTTATTTTCTGAAAGAACCTATTTTCACTATTTTGATGATTTTCTTCTTTCGATATGCTCTAAATTTGGCGGAGAGTACAGGACTCGAACCTGTAAATCCATTAGGACAACAGCTTAGCAGACTGCTCATTTACCAATTAATGTAACTCTCCAGTCGAAGGTAGCAAATATCTACCTTTGTGCACTTTGACTCGCATTTTTGTTTATAGCCGATATAATGCTGAAAGTGGGCTAATCAATAAAAAAACTCCCACAGGCAACGTATCGCACACATCTAAGTGTAGTGGGAGTATTGATGTTTGGTATACTGTGCATATTGGATTCTCACCAATGAAAGACATTTCCCGTCTAGCCAGGGTATTAGCCCGATGCACCATAATTGGCAGAGGCTTTTTTAGAGTAGAGCCTCAATAACTACAATACATACATTAAAAATTAAAGGAAGATTCTATGAACCCGTTAATCTCAATTTCTACATGCTAACATACTAACACTTTTTCTCTAACCTTTCAATCCCCACTTTTTTACCGCTTTTTTACCAGTTTTTTACCTGAATTAAATTTTGAGTTTTAAAATGAAACTCTAATAGTGGGAAAATCCTATTTCTCTTTTGATATACAGTTTTAACTGATATATTAAGTTTTTCGGCTATTTTTTCATAATCAACTCTATCTTTTTTGAAATGATTTTCTAAAAACCCCATTTGAATTAAATCATAATCTTCATTATCTTTTACCATTTCTAAAGCACTATCAATTCTAAAGACCATTTCTTCATACATTTTTATATCTTTAGATATTCTGCTTTTAAGATCTTCTATTCTTTCACACTCTGATTTTATTTCTGAATATCCTTTCCCAGAAACTTTATCTAAACTATATGAATTTAATATCTTATGAAAGAGGTTTAAAATGGAATTGATTTTTATTTTATTCTTATACTTAGAATAACTAATCAATACAGTTTCTATTGCTTTAAATATAATCTTTTGCTCCTGTGTTGCCATTATCTCACCTCATTCTATTATCTCTAATTGATTATAAATATCACTAGGGATATTCCCTTTCCATTGAAAACTATTTTTTAAAATATACTCATTATATGTAACTGCTGTTCTGTTTGCTCTTATTTTAGCTTGTGTTGCGAGTTCTACATCTGTATTTTTATAAGCTTCATAAGTTAATTTATCTGATTTATATGTTGCAATCATTGCTCTAGCAGTATCTTCAACCTTTTTTAATCTTTCATAACTTACATTATCAATTGCTTTTTGATATGTGTAATTAACTTTTTCATTAAAAAAACCAAAACCATTCATTAATAGAATTACTATTAATAACCCAATTATTCCAGATATTATCCATCCTATTATTTTCATTTATTCCCTCCAATTTCATATTTAAGTATTGGATTTTCAACTTTCATAGGTATATCACTGTATAAGTATGTTCCTGTCCATTCTATGTATTTTCCATCATTTGTGAAAAAGAATATTCCCATGTTATCATTTTCTCCATAACTTCCGTCTACATCTGGTAGCCAATCATTAGTATAATCGCCACGTGAATAATATTCACTGTCTGGAGTTAAAAAACTATTTAAACTAGATACTTTACCATCTACCGTGAATGAACCTACTATCCCTCCATTTTCAGTAAATAAAACTATATATCCAAATGGTTTTACAACAGGACACGGTAAATTAATAGCTTTTTCTCTTTGTCCATTTACCCAATAAGTTCTACGGATTAGATTATATCTTTCTAAACTATAATCTATATCATTTGGAGTAGGTTGATTTTCTGCTAACTTATTTCCCAGTCTTGCTGTTGAACGAATATCCTTGTCTGTTCCAAATTCTTCACAACCTCCAAATAACATAATTAAACATAATACCATTAATATTTTTTTCATTTATCTCACCTCTGTTATAATATTATCTATGACTTCTAGTTCTTTTCCATCAGAAGAGTAAATATCTCTCATTCTCTTAGAAAATTCAATTTTCTTTGCTTCTAATTCATCATCAGTCATATATTTTTCTTTGAATATGTGACTATTTATAATTCTTACGTGGTTTCCATCTTTTACTCTTAACTCTTGCAGATACTCAACCATCAATTCCACTCCTTCCCAATTCTTTGCATATTCTTTTGCCACTTTTCCCAGTAACAGTTTAATATGTCATCTTTTGTATAGCCTAGTTTTACAGAAAGAGTTAACAAGCTACTGAAAAACCATCTAAATTTGTTATCTAGTAAATCGTACATTAATCCAGTAAAATATGCTCCAGCATAATACCCTGGAAAAATTTCAAATTCTTCACAATAATACTCTATTTGAAATCTACCATCTCTGCTTTTATAATTTATCAGTTGTGCAAAAAAGAAATAAACGTCAGTCAGCTCTTCTAGTTCTTTATCTCTATTATATTCCTTAGTTTTCCAAGTCTTGTGACTGTGTTTTGTCTCCTCATTAAGTTCAATTAATTCTGCTATTAAAGATAATTTAATATCTTCAAGCGTTCTTTCTCTAATATTATTCAAACTTTCATCTAAATACTTTTGAAGATTCAATATATCTTCAAAATTTTCAGGCTTTTTAAATTCCATTATCTCACTTCCTCCATCAATTCTGGGTTTTCATAAATATTCCCAATTATTTCCATTCTTTCATTATTGTTGTTTGTAAAAGGTATTTCCATTTCAAATTTATCATCTCTTAAAACAAATCTTGCTTGTTCCATATTAAAAATGACTTTATATCTACTATTATGTAAAGTTACAATGTCTCCCTCATAAATTTCGTCTCCATATTCGTCTTTTAATCCTGTGTATTGCATTATCTTTAAGTCTTTTTTATATAAAAAATCGTTTTCATCAAAAGAATATTTTTCAAGGTTATCTACTTCCTCTCCATCTGTATATGCTGCAAATGTTACAGTTTTATTTAAAAAATCTATCCCTATTAAGTTTGTATCATATTCTACATATTCATCTTGATAATACATTTTATCTAAATATACTCTAAATTTAATCTCTCTCATTTTCTCCCTCCAAAGCTTCTATTTTTGTTTTTAGTTCTTGTAAGCATTTATCACATAAACTTATTATAGTTCCACTATTTCCACTATCTTGTCTTATTAATAAAAGATTACTTTCAATTTTACTACCACAACTATTACAAAAATTACCTAATTGTCTATAATTAATTTTTTCTTTTTCTTTGCTATTTTTATATATTACTTTAATCATCTTCTCCCTCCCAAGTTGCTATATCCCTTATATATTCGCCTTGATTATAGCAAATACAGCACATTACACTACTCTTAATATCATTAATATTTAATGTATTTTTTTTACTATCTAAATCTCTATTAATAATTTTTTTCTCCATTTCAAATTTTGTACATCCACAAATTTTACATCTCCACATCTTCATCCTCCATTAGCCCTAAATATTCTTTCACAGAATTTCCTTGTTCTTCCCATTGTTTAGATAACTCTCCATTAGAGTTTGTTATTACTTCAACTATTTCGTCTTGATGTTCTATCATAAATTTATTTATAAAACTTAATATTATTTTATTCATCTCCTAAAATCTCTCCTGCTCTTACTTTACCCCAAAAATCTTTATACTCCTTAGATTCCAAAACTTGCTTAGCTTCGTCAGAAAATAAAAAATAATTCCCTAAATCATACCTCTCATTATCTAAATCATTTCCATAGTCCTGAGTTTTCTCAACTCTTGAATTATTTATATAAAAATATATTCCTTTAAATTTTCTCATTGAATGCCTCCTTGAAATAATAGCTAAAACTAAAGCAGCAAATAATTCTTTATCATCAGCATGCACCAGCTTCCTCCAATCTTATGACACTATCATCAACTTCCCTAAGCCACATAGTCTTAAAATCTTCAAATGTATTAACTACATCGGTTATCATAGATTTCAGAACTACTCCTATCATATTTCTTTTATGTGAATTAACAGTTCCAAACATCATTATTACTAGAAACATTGTTCTAAGTAATTCAAGATCATCTCCAGTTTCTTTGTGCTCACAAGCAGTAAATGCTTCATCTAAAATTTTAATGACATCTTTTTCAACATGATAATTAATCTGACTTTTAAATCTATCTACAATCTTATCTGATTGCTTTTATAGTTCTTGTCAAAATAGCTTTATAATATCTATTTAGAACCATATTTTTCTGGTCCCATAATTCTCTATTGATTTTCAAGTATTTATTAATTAAGAATATAAGCGTAATTCCTTGCATATCTCCATCTTTGTGTACAACTCTTATTTTTCTCATGTGCATCACTTCTTATTTGCTTCTTTAACTTTCTTAATTCTAACTTTCAAGCTCTCAACAAGTGCATCTTGTACATCTCCTTTATTTTGTAAAGCTTCCATTACATCTTCATCTCTAGTCTCTTTACAAACCAAATGGTGAATTATTACCTTTTCTGTCTGCCCTTGTCTATGAAGTCTTTTGTTAGCCTGCTGATATAATTCCAAGCTCCAGTTAAGCCCAAACCATATCACGTGATTACCTCCAGCTTGTAAGTTAAGTCCATAAGCTGCACTTGCTGGGTGGGCTAGTAGTATATCAATTTCTCCTTTGTTCCAATTTTGTTGATCTTGTGGAGTCTTCAAAAGTCTTATTCTTAACTTCGAGTCTTTCAAAGTTTCAATTATTCTGTCTTTGTCGTGTTGGAAATTATAGAATACTAATGCAGGTTTCCCATTTAACTGTTCTATCAGCTCTAAAAATCTCTCAATCTTACAGTCATGGACTTCAAAGACTTTCCTATTCTCATCATAGATAGCTCCATTCGCTAACTGAAGTAACTTGTTAGAAAGTGCCGCTGCATTTGCAACCGTAATTTCAGTGTCTTCAAGTTCAAGTATGGCTTTTTTCTCAAGCTCATCATAAGACTTCTTAGCCTTGCTATCTAAAACTACAGGTACTTGTTCATAGATTATGTCAGGTAGTTCCAAATAGTCTTCTGCTTTCATAGAGATACAGATGTCAGATATCTTTTCATGTATGGCTTCATTGGATCCTTCCTTGGCATCATAATTAAAAATTACAGTTCTATTCCTTTGCCCTGGTTCAAAATATCTTTCTCTAAATTTCCCGATAGTCTTTTCTAACCTTTCACCCTGGTCCAATAGATATAATTGAGCCCATAAGTCTATCAACCCATTAGGTGCGGGTGTCCCTGTAAGTCCAACAATTCTGTTTATTTTATTTCTAATAACTTTCAAACTTTTGAATCTTTTTGATTGATGGTTTTTAAAGCTAGACCATTCATCAAGTACCACCATATCGAATGGCCATGCATTTTTATAGTAATCGACTAGCCAGGTAACATTCTCTCTATTTATCACATAAATATCTGCTGTTTTTGCAAGTGCCTTTATACGCTTCTGTAGCCCCCCTAAAACAAGAGATGTTTTTAGTATAGATAAATGATCCCATTTTGCTATCTCATCTGTCCAGGTAGCCTCTGCGACTTTTTTTGGGGCTATTATTAATACCTTTCCAACTTCAAATCTATTAAATTTTAAATCTGCTATTGCAGATAGAGTTATAATCGTTTTCCCTAGACCCATATCCAACATAAGCCCTAACTTATCGTCTGATATCATTCTATCAATGCAGTATTTTTGGTATTCATGCGGTATAAACTTCATTCGGCATCACCTCCTCTATAAACTTATCTACTTCTTTGAAAGATGCTATAACTCTCACATCACAATTTAAGTTTTTAAGTTTATTAAAAAAAATTCTCTGTAAAGGGGATAAGTTCTCTCTTTTACCCTCTGCTTTTAGCTCCACAAAATAGACATCTCCTCCTGGAAATATAACTATCCTGTCAGGTACTCCTGCATTTCCTGGAGAAGTCCATTTCATACACAAGCCTTTTTTATTTTTTATACTTTTGACTAAATATGCTTCAATTTCACTTTCACTTTTTTTCATGAATTTTCTCCAATCTGAAATGTAACAAACTTTCTTTTTTTCTTATATATATATATAAATATAGGATTTATAGATTTTATAGACTATATATACCCTTTATTTCTTTATTTTTATATATTAATATAGAAAAGAAAGTTACAAAGTTACAAATATATAATAATACTAATAATATCAATGTTTTTTTATGAAACTTTCTGTGTAACTTTCTACGTAACATCAAAAAAGAGAGTTACAAGCATTTTTTATAGAAAGTTACATTTTAAAAAAGTTACACTTAGAAAGTTTCAAAATTTTTAGTTTTATATTTTTCTTCTGAAACCTTTTTGAACTCCGTATTTTCCAAACCTAGATGCTTGTTTTATCTTTTCCCACTTAAATAAGGTTGATAAAATCTTATTAATTTCAATGCTGTCGCTCTTTTTTAGATATCTAATATCCATTTTTAAAGCTTCTTCCCAAATTTCAGCGGCACAAACCTTATCTCTTAATATTAATTCACTCTCATCATATTGTAGAATTGTAGAATCATATTCATTCAGATATGTTCTTCTAGCAAATAAATCCATAGTATTCCAATTTTTAGGTATTTTCTTGTCTAAGTAATCTAAAATAATGCCCTTATATACATTGTCCTCCAAGTGCAATTCCTGTTCTTTTACAGCTAATTCTAATGCTTCTTTTGATAGAACTAAATTATAAGATTTATCTTTTGCAAGTTCACATGCCTCAGCCCATATCTGATCTAACTCATCTTTCAGGTCATCAAAGATAGATTTTTTTGGCTTAAATATAAAACAATCTATTGGCCAAAATCTTCTATTCCCTGTTTCATCTCTTAAAAAGTTAGTATCATTTGCAGTTCCAAAGAAGGCACATCTTCTTGGATATTTTTGGGCTCTACGCCCATACGATGCTCTAAAGACATCATCAGTTCTACTTAAGAAGTTTTTTACCAAATTCATTTCAGATTTTCTTAATGAACTAAGTTCTCCCATTTCCAGAATCCAACTTCCCTGGATTAACTCACAAGCATCTTTACCTTCCACATTAACCAAACTATCGTTATACCAGTCCATACCTAATATTTTTAAAAATGTACTCTTACCTACTCCTTGCGGCCCGATTAGAATAGGCATATTATCCCATTTAATTCCACCATATATAGCTCTTTTAGCTGCAGCTACTAATGATTTTTCTGAAACTTCTCTAGTGTATACATTATCTTCACAGCCTAGGTAGTCTATAAATAAAGTTTCTAGTCTTTTTTCTCCATCCCATAAAGTTGCCTGAATTCTGCTAGCAACCTTATTTTCTGCATTTTCTTCTGCAATCAGATTAACTCCATCTATAATTTTATTTGTAGATGTGATACCATAAGCACTCTCTAAATACCATCTAAGACCCGCATCATCTGTATCGGTCCATAACCTATCATCAGCTTCAAATTTTCTATCCCAAGGCACATCTTTTCTTACTAGTATTCTTGAAGAGAAAACATCTTTGAAAATTTTAAACTTTAATTCTCTATCATTTCTTAGAATTAAAATTATGTTGGACAAAGTGCTAAGCGCTTTCATACCATCAGCACTAAATTTAAGTTCCTCAGTCCAGTTGTCATCATCTTCAACTAATACTCCTTCTACAGCTTCTACATCAGGATTATTAGAGACCGAGAATTCAGCTATTGCTTTTTGTTGACTTTCTTTTAATAAATCTTTTCTAACATCTGTCTTTGCCATTACCCATTCTTTCATAGCTATCCAAGATGGTAGTTTGGCCACGGGGGTATTAACTTCTGCTTGTGTATCCAAATGCCCGAATTTATGTAATCTCACTAAGTCAAAAGCATTTACTAATTTTTGACTGCACGGATCTGTTGCATGATGCGAGTATAAGAAAAGTCCATCTTGATACACAATAGCTCCAGCAGTAGTACTTCCACCCACAAAGGTTAATCTATCAGATATATCACAGGGTTCATATACTCCAGGTAAAAACTCATCTATTGCTTGATAAATGTTGAACCTTTTACAAAAAGCCCCTACCATACCCCCTTTTTCTAAAGGGTTTTCTTGTTGCTTCAACAAAGTCAAATGATGTTTTTGAGCATCTGGAACTTCTGGCCAAGTTGTTACATCTCTCCAATCAGCATACATATTAAGAACTGCCTTACCATCTAGCATAGGCTTGTCTTCATAGGTAAAAACATAATCACTATCAGTAGAATGGCTAGGCCAGTACATTAACCTAACAGCTTGAAAGGTAGTAGGATCACAATAACGTAATCCTATAGACTCTGCTACCTTTCTTGCTATCGGTTCATACTCATCGGCAGATACATCTTCAGCTAAGGGTAAAATAACTCTAATTCTAGGTTTAGTAGTTTGGTGCTTACGAGTGCTGTACACTGCATAAGTACAGCCTAAACTATTAAGAGTTTTTATAATCTTAGTGTCATCTTCATAAGCTAAGTTATCTAAGTCAAGAGTAATTAAACTTCTGCTTTCGACAGCTTCACTTCTTCTAAGATTACCTTTTAATTTTCCACCAACAAAGCCACCAACATCCTTAATATCATCTTGCTTAGCTTTAGAATAAGATAAGAACTCATCTAGTGTTTCAGCTGTTATTTTAGGTTTTCCTAATCTTTCTACAAATTCAGACCAGGTAATTTCAGTTGTTACCCATTGCTTAGAGTGTCTGTTATTTGCTTCAGATATTATTAATTTTCTCGAGTTCTCCATCTGCTATCTCCTTTTATCCAAGTTCTATTATTTTATTTACACAATTAATTGCATCAGGAATTTTTAGAGCGATTATATTTCTAAAAGTTTCATTCATTAGTAAAGCTTTTTTAGTCGGCATTTCTCCACAAATTCCAAATATTATAGTTGTCCAGTCTGTATCTAATTTATTTGCGATGCTGTCTAAAGTATTTTCGTTATCATATTCATCTGCTTCATTCCCTTTTTCTATCCAAGACAGGTATTCAACTGCCTTGTTGTAATCCTCTTTCCCATTCTTTTTTTCAGCACGAACCAGGTATTTAATCACATTCCATATTCTAGTTCCTAAAGGGTTAGGCATATCTCTAACAATAACATCAGATAAGTCTTTACATTCAAAATTACAACCTGGTATCATATAATGCTTTGGCGAATGTACGTTATCAACTGCTAACTCTATATCTTTTTCAAAGTCCTTTTTTAAATCTCTATCTGGAGTTTCTCCAATAGCAACTAGTATTTTCTTTTCAAGAGTAGGACTCTCTACATTAAGTCTTCCATTTTCTAAATGTGATAAAAAGCCTTGTGTAACTCCTATTTTTGTAGCAAATTCTGTTTGTGATATTTTATTTTCATCTCTAAATTTTTTAATTTTTCTTCCTATATGCATAATTTCCTCCTAATCTTTCATATAATAGCTACCAGTAAATCCAGCAGCATTTAATATAAGCCCCTTGGCCCAACTAATTTCTTCTGTCATAGTTTTTATAACTTCTTCTAACTCTACAGACTTTGGAACATCTAGTATTATCTCGTCATGCACGTGGAACACTATTGGCCAACCTTTATCTTTTACTCTTAGCAAAGTTTCTGCTAAGCAGTCTCTTGCGATAGCTTGTACGATGTTTTCCGTTAATTTACCACCATAGGTTGGGATAACTTCCCACTTCTTAGATGTTTGATTGATACCCATATAATGCATCTGCATTTGCCCAAATTGATTTTCTTTTAAAAAAGGTTTTGGATAGAAAAGTTTTCTACCACTTGGCAATTCTATTGTGAAAAAGTCTTGGCCATAAATAAAATCGTACTCTTTAGCTAACTTTACACATTTAACTATCTGCGGTTCTCCAGTCTCTAATACTTCAACAGAGGCATTCTCTAATGCATACCACAACTCCACAATTCTTTTAGATGATTTTCTCCATCTATCAACAATATCTTTCATTTCCTCATCAGTCAGTCCCATATCTGCGGCACCCATAGCAGTTAAGGCTCCAACACTACCTTGGTATCCTAGTGCAAGTTCTGCGACTTTTCCTTTAGCTCTTAGATGATAGTTTTCTTCACCTTTTGCGATGGTGTTTATCGGCACTCCAAACATTTGAGATGCAGATGCCTCATAGATTTTTCCATGTGTCTTAAATACTTCCATTCTCCACTCTTCTCCAGCAAGCCAAGCTATTACTCTTGCTTCTATTGCTGAGAAGTCAGATACAACAAAGTGATTACCTTCAGAGGGGATAAATGCAGTTCTAATAAGTTGTGATAAGGTATCAGGTATGTTTCCATAAAGCATTTCTAATAGTTCACCATCACCTTTTTTAATAACATCTCTAGCTACATCTAAAGTTTCTATGTAGTTACGAGGCAGGTTCTGTACTTGAACTAATCTTCCTGCATATCTTCCTGTTCTGTTAGCTCCATAAAATTGTAAGAGCCCTCTAACTCTTTCATCTTTACACATAGCATCGTCCATAGCTTTATATTTCTTAACAGATGTTTTAGATAATTCTTGCCTTATTTCTAATACTCTTTTTGCCTGTCCATCTTCTAAAGTATCTACCATTTTTTCGACTGTAGCTTTTTGCAAATTCTCAACTTCTTCTCCTGCTTCTTCTAACCAAGTAAGTAGTTGGCTAGTAGAATTAGGATTATCTAACTTTGTTATATCTCTTGCTTCTTCTAGTAAATTAGCCCTTGATAATGCGTCTATATACAGAGCACCATTCACTAACTCACTATCAACTCTTACTCCGTATGCATTCATAAAAGTATCCAATACCCAAAGTTTCCATTCTCTTTCAGGGACAGGAAAAGCACTTAATCTTCTACCTATCTCCATTTCAGTAACTACATCTTGTATACAGTATTCTTTAAATAGCTCCCATTTCTCAGGTGCATGTTGAGGTAGATTTCTAGTCCTATTCCCATTACTTTTAGTAGGATTACAAGGTATACAGAAGTATCTTATTAAAGCACTACCAGTAGTTAATTTTTTCTTATCTTGCGGTAAGCCCATTGCATTACCTATTGCAGCAAGACCTGCAGTATATCCACAATAAAGACCGTGTACCATAGTACAATGCCATTGTTCCAAAGGAGTTTCTATTCCAGCCATATTCAAACACCTCCATTCAAAGACAGCATTGTATGCATACTTAGTACAATTTTCATCTTTTAAAAGGGTTAATACTTCTTCAGGAATAGCTTCGCCTTGAGCAAGGTCTACTATTTTTACATCTTGACCATCAATAGAATAAGCGAATAGAAGTATCTGAAAATCATCACTCATTGCATATTTATATGCACCTGACTTACCAATGTCTACAGAGCTAAATGTTTCTATATCTATATTTAAAGTTCTCATAATCGCTCCTTTTTTGAAATTGAAAGGCAGTATTAAAACTGCCCTTCTTATAAGTTTTTTATAAAATCGGTTCTCCAGTAACTGGATCTATTTCAACCTCATCAAATTCATTTTCTGCTTTAATTCCTACAGCTGATAGAGGCTCTCCATCCATTAACTTTTGTACATTACCAAGTCCACAACCTATTCCTTTCTTACCACTTACTGCATAAGGGAAAAAGTTCACTGATACTCTTGCATATATCCCTGAGTAAATCTCAGACTGATTAAGAATTGGTTGAGCTCTTACATCAACTATTCCTGGTTGATAGTCTATTTTTGCACTTGCTGTAAACACCCAATGACCTTTACATTCGGGCCCAAACTCTTGACCATCTGAAGGTCTTACTCCATCTCCATCGTATATTGGGATAGTTGGTTTTGGAGGTTTAACTCCATTCCACACACTGCTAATTCCTTTTTCTATCGCAGCATTTATTGCGGCATCAAGTTTCATCTTAGTTTGTACATCAGTTTTTGGAACTAGAATTGTACAACTGTACTTTTCTTCTTGCCCTTTTTCTGCTGCATAAGGTTTAAATAAATGCACATAACTTAATCTTACTTTCCCTGTCATTACTCTAGTATCATTTGCCATTAATATCACTTCTCCTTTTATAAATTATTAATATCATCAACTACACTAAATTCATCTTCAGCCTTTATCCTGTTTGTTATAGCTTCTCTTTTATCAGAAACTTCTACAAGAGTTGGCTTCCCCGCATTCATAACTATTAAATCTCCAACTAGATTATTAAAATCTTTTTTACCTATTACTTTTTCCATCTGTGCTAAAGTTAAGTACTTTCTTTCATACAGCAGTTCTTCTGCGATCCCATTTTCTTTGAGTACTTTTATAGCATCATCTGTATTTTTAAAACTTCTACTACCTTTACCATTAACTGCCTTCCAACCAGGAACATTATTTCCTTTTAAACTTTCTGCTAATGCGTATTTCTCTAATTCTTTTACCCAGGTATCTAAATCATGTGCTTTTTGCAGTATTTCTCCAATTTCTTCTAAAGTTAATAGGTCTACAGACTTAAACTCGTACTTTGCTAGCTCTAAATTAGCATTAGCTCTTGCTTTACAGGTAGATTTAGCCTTACAGAATTTACAATGTTCTCCACAGTTAAAATCACCCTCACTATTTAAAGCCATCACAGCCTTTTCTTGAGCTTTCTTAGCAAAGTCTAGTAAGTAATCGAGGCTGCATTCCCAAGTGTCTATGCCAGTTAATCTCGGCTGTACGATTGACATTTTAATATGCTCTATAGGAAATATCATTTCGTAAGCGAGATATGCTCCTAATGCATACAGAAGTAACTGAGCATTATTTTCAACACTTACAGGAACACCTTTTCCATATTTAAAATCTATGATGTGTAAAGTGTCATTAGAGATTAAGATGCAGTCAGCGGTCCCAAATCCACCAGGAACATATTGTGAGAAATCTACTTTTTGTTCCACAGAGATATGCGGGGTAGTTTCGTAACTGTACATCTGTTCTTGTATAAACTCTACATACTCATCTGTATAGCCTTGCATTTCTTCCTGATATAACTCTTTGTCTTTTAGCTTCTTCATAGCTGAAGTAAATTTCCTAGAAGTTAAACCTGGATCTATTAACTTTTTCACTTTTAACTCTGCTATTTCGTGTGCTAGGCTTCCTTCTTTTGCATATTCACTCTCTACATCTTCAAATTGCTCACAGAGTCTTACAGAAGGTGGACAAGCCATCCACCTTGATGCACTAGAAGGTCCTAATAGTGCATGTGCCATTAAATATCAACTCCTAAATTTTTAAGTTCTTGAACAAAAGCTCCATAACTTTCTTGAGGTAGAACAGTTATAGCCTTAACTCCAAATTTGCCTAATAAATCTTTCATAGTTTTTCTGTTATTTTCAATGTCTTTTGCTACCCAAGCAGCTGCTATTCTTTGTAAATCATCTGCAGTATACTCAGCAGTCTTAGTTGGTAAAGGAGTTGCTACAGCTATAGGTGCTTCTTCTTTAGCTGGTGCTATTGGTAGTTTTTGAGTTGGAGCTTCTTCTTCCTTTTTAGCAACTCCTTTTGTTTCTTCTACTTTAGAGGTAGCTTTTACTACTGCTCTGTTGATCTCTTTTACTGTACTGTTTATTACTTCAGTACAGTTAGCTTCTATGAACTCTCTTATTTCCTTTTTAACTTCTTCTACACTTCCAGTAAATTCAACTTTAACCATTTTTTATATCCTCCTATTTGCATTTTTTATTAATTTGTTGTAATATATAATCAAAATTTGATTGATGGTCTGTTGATGATGTGGTAGTCGCAACAGACTTTTTATTATTTACCAGCATACTGAACACCTCCTTAAACTGCATAATTCCAAAGTTCTTTAATATCCATAGTTAGAGACTCACCCGTCACAATGTTTGATAGAACAGCAATATCTCCATCTTCTAACACCAGTTCATAATATTTATCATCTATTAAAAACATAGTTATTTTTTCTCCTTCCTTAATTCCGCCAACTTAATTCTTATTTTAGCTATATTTAATCCAGTCTTAGTTAACTCAGCCTCATTTTTTATCAAACTACACTTATTGAGCACTCTTAATTCCTTTCTGCTTACGCATATCAAGTTTTCAATATTAAAATTAGTTTTATCTCCATCCGCAAAGATAATCACAGAGCCTCTTGGAACCTTCTTTTTATGGAATTCTTCCCAAATTATTCTATGTTTTAAAGCCCATTTTCTTGGTTCTGCTATTTTTATAAGTGTATAACCCTCTGTATCAATTCTTTCACTTCTGACGGGCTTCCAATTTTTAGGTTTATGTCCTTTTTTAAAAGAAGTTTTGTTAGCTCCCATATATCCATAAACTCCTTTATTCCAAGGAACAGAGCCTTTTTTATAAAGACAACCTTTTGTTCCAGTGTGGATTTTCTTTCTACTAAGAAGGCTTTTTATTTTTTCGGCAGTTACATCTAAATTAAATTTTTTATTGAAAAGCTCTGTTATTTCTTTATATGTTTTCCCTGAAGTAACTTCTCTCAAAAATTCAATCATTTCATTTGTATATTTGATCATAATCTATCCCTCCAGCATTTCAGGGAGCTTAACATCTGCCCCTTGCATACTGTCCTTTGCCTTTATGGCTTGTAATGCGAGATTAGCATTTCCAACTATTGCTGATGCTACACTTACCATAGCTTTTGTTCTTTTCATTTCATTTTCTAAGTTTTCTCCTTTTAACTCCTCTTCGTTTAATCTTTCCATCTGTGCGAAAAGATAGTTATTTAAGTCTGTTAGTGTATTTTTCATAATATCCTCCTATCAAAATACTTTGTTATAAGCAGCTTTCGTTAATCCTTCTGTTTCGTCTAAATAAATTTGTGTTGTATCTAATTTTGCATGTCCTAGTAGATTTTTTATATCTATAATAGACATTCCTTTTTTCCATGCTGTCGTGGCAAAAGTTCTTCTAAATCTGTGTGGGTGAACATTATTAACTCCAGCTTCTCTGCCAGCTTGTCTAATCATTATTTCAACTCCACTAATTTGTAATTTTTTATATGGTTTTAAAAGAGAAACGAAAATATGTTTCTCTTTTGTATCTAACTTTTCTCTTTCTTCTAAGTATTCTTTTAAGTAGAATTCAGCTTCTTCATTAAAATAAACAGTTCTGTATTTTCTTCCTTTTTCAAAGACTGTTATAGTTTTATCAGAGAAGTTTATATCATCAAATTTAAGTCCACAAAGTCCTCCTACCCTTATTCCACTATGCAGTAGCAGTTCAAATATTGCTCTATCTCTTTTATTAGTAAAAACTTTTCTTATCTTTGCTAATTCTGTTGCAGAAAAAGCTTTTTTCTTTTCTCTTACTTCATTTATCTTTTTTACCCGAGCCATTGGATTTTTTAAAATAAAGTCAAATTCTTGTAAAAAAGTAAAGAATGAACTTAAATTTCTTCTAAGATTATTCGCTGTAGTTGATGTAACTTTATCTTTATACATTTTAGAACCTAAAAAGCTTATAACATCATTAGATGTAACAGTTTGAAAAGGTTTATTTCTTAAAAAAGAGTTGAACAATTCAAGAGTTAAAACATAATATTTTATAGTTCTGTCACTTAAATTTTGTACCTTCTTCTGTATTACAAACTGTTTAATTAGTTCTAAATTTCCTTGCCCATCACTTACGACTAAAGCATTTTGATTCTTATAGAGAATGCTCCTTAAAATACTCTCTATTCTAAAAGCTTCTTCATCAGAAAAACTTTTTAGTAATTCATATTTAAACTCTGTTATTAAGTTCTCTTCCATATCTATTCCTTTCTTAAAAAAGCAAATTGTTAAAAGTAAACCAGCTACCAAAATTTTCTCCAGTCAACGCATTTTTGTTCTCACATTTAGCAGTAGCTCCAGCAAGAGTTAGTTGTATGTATGCCATTTGTATTGCATTCTCATCTAAATCGCTGCAAATGACTAGTATATTTTTCTGATAGTTAATTCCTTTATCTTTCAAAACTGCTAATAGTCCTAACAGTAAGCAACCTGACCCACATGCTGAATCTGTTATCTTTATTCTGCCTTCTTCTAATTTTTTAATTACTTCTCCAGCTTGAGTTTCACCCATCATCTTAGCTAAGTGAAAAGGTGTAAAAAATTGCCCTTTCATCTTGTTATGCACTCCTAATTGATGATGTATTTTTCCTAAGTAATCATCAATTCCTTTTTCTTCAAAAAGCATTACTAGTTCTGCGTGACATTCATAAAACATTTGCATAGTTTTAGCTCCATGCTTCTCTTCTAACCTTTTAAATTTATCTTCTCTATCTTCATAGCCTTCTGCATTGCAAGTATTGGCATACGCATAGAACATAGATTTTATCCAGTCAAAGAAGATTTCATCATAGTTGTACTTTTGATCTGTACTTTGAATCTTCTTTACTATGTTGTCTATTGAGATATCCATTTTTTCTCCTTGAAATCTTAAATTTTTTAATGTATAATTTAAGTAAAATATGTTACCTAAATATCTTTTTGGAAACATCTGTATTTGTTTGGTCACTTACTACAGATGTTTTTCTTTTGTTATATGCAGCTAATATGCTAGCTATTACCAATGCTAGTTTCTTCATAGCTCTTCCCCCTTATGCTTCATAAACCAATCTGCCAATTTTTCTTTAATTACTAAGTGCTTAACTCCAATTTTTACGCAAGGAAAATCGGTATATTCTCTTGCTATTTGTTTCAACTTTTGTAATCCTATGCCAGTTAATTTAGCAGTTTCTGGCATTGTCAACATCATCTTTTCAGTCATCTTAATCTCTCCTTTCTAATTAATTTTTGCTGTAAGTTGTGTAACGATATCCATTAGAGCATTTTCGTAGTATGTAAAATTGTTGCATCTAACATCATCAGATTTAAAACCTATAATCTCATTGCCGTCGGCATCTATGAAATGTTTTATTTCAGGAGTTATCAAAACCCGACAGATGTCATCTCCTTTATTCATAACTACATACCCTAGATACTCATTGGTTATATTGTTAAAAGTTATAACTAGTCTGTGATTTTTGAACCTAATTTCTTTTACAGATAGCTTTCCTTTTACTATTTTCATTCTGCACCTCCTCCCCATATAAGCCCTTCAAAATCATACAACTCTACGTATTTCATGTACGCCCCAAAAATAACTTTAATTAACCACACAACTTTATACTTAATTACAGCTAAAAGAGTTGCTTTTTTACTTTCTTTTAAAAGTTCTCTTGCTGCTATTTCGCTTCTAGTCATTTTCTCCCTCCCAAAGTTCCATTAGTTGAATAATAGCTAATGCTCTTTTTAAACTCAAACCATTTAATTCAGGTTTTGACCAGTATTTATCTAAAATCTTATTACTTAGCATAATCTCCTCCTTTACCAAGGTTCAAACATATCACACAGTTGGTTTCCATCACAGTCAGAATAAATGCAGTCAGCACATGTATATCCTTCTCTACGATACCCATTTGCATACTCATCATCTGTTCTGTCATCATTTTCCATCCCTGTTTTTTCTAACTCTTCTTCATTTTCTAGATCTTCATTTTCGAATTCATCTTCATAATTTTCGTTCATAATTAGTCCTCCTTTTATTCACTTAAAAATATTTCATCTAAAATTTCTTCAGGATATGTGTTTATTAGCCCATATCTACTATCCACAACCTTACCTACTAAAATATTTCTTTCCTTACATAACTTTGTTGCTTTTCTTCCTACAACACTGCTGTTGTATTCATCAGGTCTTATACCTTTCATATTTGCATATGCTATAACTGTTAATTGATGACTTGTTACTGTTCTTCTGTAATTATGTTCAAGTCTTCTTACTCCTTGTTCTACTGCTCCAACTCTGTTATCCATTTCAACAAGCATTTGAGCCTGTGCTAGTAGTTGTTGTGCCGGGGATAAAACTTTAGCAGGTTGACTAACTTTTTCTATCAGCTTAAATCTAACTACTGCATCATATCTTGCTGCTAACTGTAAAACTCCTTCTCTTGTTAAGACATACATTGGTCTTCTTTGATTATTTTTATCAATATATTCGCCCTCCACAAAAATGTGGTCGGCAAAAATTCCTTGAGATATAAGCTTTTCTTTCTCATCTCTTATATCTCTTAATATTTGGTCATGTCTTTTGCCTGTTACTTCTGCAACTTCTAATGAAGTCATTTGTGTTACTGCTGTTAACTCGTTCATTTAATCGCTCTCCTTTCTTTTTATTAAAAATTATATTTCCAAAATAAATTACTCTTTATATGCAATCAATTAGGTAAAAAAAATTAAATAAACATCTTCATTTAAGAGATTTAAGTAATTTTTTATGCGGATAACTTCTGTGATAGTGAAATCAGATCCTTTTTTCCTGTTTATTTTATTTGATAGACCAGCTACAGAAAGATTGATCGTATTAGCTAACATATTGTAAGATATCCCTTTCTCACGCAATAACCCTTTTAATTTATTATATGCCACTTTGATTCACCCCCCTAAAATTATTAAAATTTAAAACATTTAAATTTTTTACTCGTGTGACGATAAAAACAATATACCATAGCTATTAAATCTTGTCAAATAAAATTTATTAAAATTTAAAAAAATTTATTTTATTTGCATTTAAAGAGTAAAAATGATATACTCAACATATAACATGATAGGAGGTAATTGTTATGCCTAATGAAATAAATTTCGCCTTACTACTAGAAAATTTTTTCACAAATCCAAGTTTCTTTGGAGGGATAGTAAAATACTGGAGAGATGAAAAAGGTTGGAGTCGTAAAAAATTAGCAGACGAAGTCAACATGCATCCGAGCAATATTCAAAGGTATGAAGAAGGGAAAATATCTAATATTCCTTTTTCAGTAGTTTCTTTATTTGCAAAAGCTTTTAATGTTAGTATAGAAACTTTTTTAGGGAAAGAAGTAACAGATAGAGTATCTCAATTATTTTTTGAAGATTTTATAAAAGAAAATGATAGAAAAAAAGAGAGAATGGGGGATTTAAGAATAGTTGAAAATACGTTTAAGAAATTAGGAATTTCATATACTCCTGATACAAATACGATTTTGAATGAGATACAAGAAGGAGTCTTAAATCCAGAAATGACTTTATTGTATGGACCATTCAACTTAAAAACAGATCTAGAAATACTGGTATTTATAATTCTATTACTTTATCCTAAAAAAGACCCTTTTATTGGGAAATTAATAACTTTTGATGAAACGAATGACTTTCGTGGAGGCATAGTTGAAAAAAGAGCAGAGGATTATGCTATCACTATAGGAAAGCAGCTTAGTAATTTTTGGCTTTTAGTAAAATTATTCAAGTCTCCATCATATAATAATAACACCACGTCTAGAAAAAGATTTTTAGCAACAATAAAAATGTTTTTAAGATTTTTAAGATTTGGAAGATTATCACAACAAGAGTGTAAAGAAGTACTGGAAGGAATAAACCTAGCTTATACTCTTATGGAGCCAGGGACAAGAGTAATAAATTTAGATTATGGGAAAGGAGAAAATTATGAATAAATATGATGAAGATTATGAAGATTATGAAGATCATGAAGATGAAAACTATGATGGTGATATTAGAGATAAGGTTCCAATGATTGTGGAAACTATTAGTGTTGAAAATGAAGATGGTGATGAGGAAGAAATAGACATAGAGATAGATCCGAAATTACTTGAAATAGTCGATTCTCAGACCTACGATGAAAAAAGTGATGACTCAATGGGACCCGAAGTTGAGCATACACTAGAAGGTGAAATAGAGGTAGATGGAGAGACTTATTTTGTAGAGGTGATCGTTTGGGAGTATCCAATTAATTCTGTAAATGATTATGAAGTAGTAAGAATTGAAAAAATGTAAAAAAATATAAAAAAAATACCCCAACAGTGATATTCGCAGTATCATTATAGGGGCTAAAAAGAGTGGTTATATTCTTTTTGGTTCGTAACTAGATTATAGCACACTCTTGCTTTTTATGCAATTTGAAAGGAGTGTGATTTTGTATGGCTGGCAGAAAAGCCAATGGAGAAGGTACTATCTCTACTGTTATAAGAAATGGCAAAACTTACTATAAAGCAAATATTACAGTTGGCTGGGATAGCAATGGTAAACAAATAAGAAAAAGTTTTGGTAGTTATAAAAAGTCTGTGGTACTGGATAAAATGAATACAGCAAAATATCAAGCTAAGACTAATAGCCTATCCAATTCTGATATTAGTTTTGGAGAACTCTTTAAAGACTGGATTTTTAATTTCAAAAAGATAGAAGTTAGCCCTAATACTTTTTATGAGTATGAAGCAAGTTATAGATTAAGATTAATGAACTATTCTATTGCTAGAAAAAAGGCTAATCAGATAACTTTAAAGGACTTGCAGCAATACTTCAATGAGTTGCAAAAAGACTTTACTGCTAATACCATTAAAAAGACTTATATCCAAATCCACTCTTGTATAAAGTTTGCAATCATACAAGGGATTATGATGAAAGATTTTTGTCTTGGAGTAACATTACAGAAAATAACTAAAAAAGAAAATATAAATGTATTTTCTAAGCAAGAGCAAGAAATGGTTCTTAGAACTTTAGATAAAAGAGATATTGTTGACTGCTTAATTTACTTTACATTTTACACAGGGCTAAGACTTGGAGAGGTTTTAGGGTTACAGTGGAGCGATATTAAGGATAATATGGTTAAGATTACTAGACAGTACAGAAGAAATGTAGATGTGGATAAAGTAGATGATAGGAAATTAACTTATACATTTAAAGAATTGAAAACTAAAAACAGTGCAAGAGAAATTCCATTGCCAGATAAGATCCAGGAGCTGCTAAAAGATATCCCACGTCAAGGCCAACTGATTTTTTCTAATCTTGGTAAACCTATTGAACCAAAAAAGCCTCAGAGAAGAATTGCCTCTATATGTAAAAAATTAAATATACCACATAGAAGTTTTCACTCAATAAGACATAGCTATGCTACGAGATTATTTGAGATGGATATCCCAATTAAAACAGTTCAAGTCTTGCTAGGACATGGAGATATAGCTACTACTATGGATATTTATACACATGTTATGAAAGAAAAGAAATTAGAGGTTTTGGATAAACTAAATAACTTGTAAAAAAATAAGAGATTCTTAATTGAATCTCTTTTAACTTTGTCTGTTTTTTGTCTGTTGTAATTTTTATATTTTATAGATATTTATAAAACTTTATTAAGTTTTTAGCTTTTAAAACTTACGATTTTTAGCACATTTCAAATTTTATAAAATGCTTATAAATAAAATGGTGCCTAGGAATGGATTCGAACCATCGACCGTACGGGTATGAACCGTATGCTCTAGCCAACTGAGCTACCTAGGCATTAATGGTGGAGATAAGCGGGATCGAACCGCTGACCTACGCAGTGCAAGTGCGTCGCTCTCCCAAACTGAGCTATATCCCCATATTTAATTGTTTTAGATTGGAAGAAATCCAATGAGCGTGGTGCGGAGAGAGAGACTTGAACTCTCACGTCTGGGACACTAGATCCTAAGTCTAGCGCGTCTGCCAATTCCGCCATCC